ATATATATAAATATATATACTTGACACTGTATAATTGATATGATATAATAGTATCAATGGGTAAGAGAAAAGAGGACAAAATGACAAAGAAAACCCCTGAAGAAAGAGTCCAAGAAGCATTGGATGAAATTAGAAGACTGGCGGGTATGGATAATGAAAAATAAAACCTGCGTTAAGTGTAATAAGAAACAGTCTATAAATAAGTTCTATAAGATTAAAAGCCAAAAGGATGGCTATGACTATTACTGCAAAGAATGTAGAAAAACATCATCATTGGCAAGTCATAGGTTTGGTAAGAAAAAGTCAAAATGTACTGTAGATACTTGTGAGCGTAATAATTATGCTAAAAATCTATGCAGAATCCATTATGAGAGAAATCGTAGGCATGGCTCTACAAATTTAAAGAACTACGGCAGAGATTATTATGAAGCAATAGGTGCCAGTTATGAGACGGTACGAAGACAACACCTTAATCGTAGATTTAAACTAACAGTAGAACAATATGAAGAAATGGCCAAGAATGGTTGTGAGGTTTGTGGAATTCAGCCTTTACCCCACAAAAAATTGCATGTGGACCATGACCATAAATGTTGTCCTCCTAAGTTAGATAAGAATGGTTATAGGACTGCCGTCAATTCCTGTGGTCTATGTGTAAGAGGCATTGTTTGTGATAAATGCAATCAGGCTATTGGGAGGTATGAAAAGGGTGTCCTAAGACCAGAATACCCATTACGAAATCAGATAATAAGTTATGTAGCAAAATATGATTGGCTGATTTCTGATAGAATAGAAGCAAATGACAAAAAGCAGAGGAATAGGTAGAGGAAACCATGGGAATCACAAACCAGGGCCAGGAAGAGGCAAACATGGCAATCAGGGAGGCGGTACTGAGAGAGGAACCCCTACTTGGTATCTCAAACAGTATAAAACAACTCAAAGACCTGTACCATGCATCAAGTGCCGTCAGAATGCTTATTACAATCATAAAGATTTCGGTTATCTGTGTGCTCCTCACTTGCTTGACTTGGTTAATATAGGAGGCACAGCATTCAATTGGGACGATTATCCAGAGATGTGGGAGAGAACAGAGAGGCTATTACAGAGGCCAGCACCTCCATTATCTACTACTGCCCAGAACATGGATGCAATACAACACAGCCCTGTGGACAAGCAGAGGAAATCGGATGGGTAACTACTCAAGCGCAGAATACAAGCGGAACAGAAAGATAGTCCTTGAGGCTGCCCAATGGACATGCCATTACTGCAAGGGTCCAGCAAATGAGGCAGATCACATAATCCCTGTCAGTTTTGGCGGGGGACATGAAGTAAGCAATCTACTACCAGCATGTAAACTATGTAATGGTACAAGAAGAAATAACATGGTTCAAAGACTTCCCTATTGGAATAGGAAATACAACTGATGGATACAAAGATACAAAGGTTTGATGGTTTGGTTATAGATAAATCTGGCACATTTCAAACCATTTGTCAAACCATAAAATATTATCAAACCAGGGTATGGGGTATATATTCATATAAAGGGTATAGGGGATATATGTCTAATAAGGATAGGGGGTATAGGGGTTTGTCTATATACCGCCCCAATCCCCGCATCTCAAATACTGAGACGCTCAATGTCTCACATAATGAACAGGGGGGCAGGGGGCGAGGGTATATAAGGAATACCAAACCATTCTTATTGGCATATATATACCCTATATACCATATACACACATATGCTGGATATAAAGGTTTGAGATTAAATGGTTTGAAATAAAAAATAAATATTATGGTTTTTTTATATTTTGGTTTGTTACCCTGATAGAGTATCAACCAAACATAGAAACCATAAATAGTGAAATAGGAGAATATATGAGAACAGGACAAAAACCAGGACCAAGAGATATAGTCCTAACAGGAAAGCCAAATGCACCATTATCTTTGGATGGAACATTAGAAGAATCTGTGAGAAACAGCCTATCTAAAGCCACATGGCTTGAAGAGGCTGATCAAGGAGCAGCAGTCCAAGCGGTATTATTAGCAAAGACTATGGATGAATTTCCACAGCATAGACATAAGATTGCTCCAGTACTTATTGGCTTATTGTCAAACCTTGGTTTGGTTAATAATAGAAAACAAGCAGATTTAACTCCTGCAGATATGTTGGCTGCTATTGCAAATGGCTAATTGGCTTCCAACTCATTACACTTTACCTCTTTCAGAAGATTTTGTATCTGATGGGGATAAGATTATTAATATTAGTCAAGCCTTATGGCGTTTGCCTGAAAAGAATGACGAAATATTAGTATTAACAGATTGGCAGAAATGGCTTCTTAGGAGTGTATTAGAACGCTATCCAGATACCCATCCTGACCCCGCAAAGGCTGGCAGACTGCGTTATAAGCAGGTAGTGATATCTATGCCCAGAAAGAACGGAAAGAGCCTCTTAGGGGCGTTATTAGCCCTTTACGGTATGCTTCTGCATGAGCCTGCCCCTGAAGTAATATCTGTTGCAGCATCCGCAGACCAGGCAAAAATCGTCTACAGAAGGCTAAAACACCAGGTAGATTCAAGTGAATTATTAGGACATTTCTTTGCAAGAAGTACGGAGCATAGAGGATTATGGACGAAAGATGAAACAGGTATATATAAAGTTATTGCAGCAAAGGCTGCGACTGCTCAAGGCTTACATCCTTCCATGGTTATCTTTGACGAACTTCATGTGGCTAATAGCGATGTGTGGACTGCTATGGCTCTTGGTTCTGCTACCCGCCCAGACGGCATGGTAATTGGAATCACTACTGCAGGTGATGACACATCTGAACTACTAAAAAATCTTTATGAGAACGGATCCAAGGCTATTGATGGCGTTGAAGATATGGAACGCTTTGGTTTCTTCTGCTGGGAGTCTCCAAAAGGCTGTGCACTTGACGATGAAGAGGCTGTTCGTATGGCAAACCCTCAATTGGCATCAGGAATCCTAAATTGGGAGTCTGTCAAGAACGAATTAGCCACAATGCCAGAGGCAGATGCAAGGCGTTATCGTTTGAACCAGTTTGTCTCATCCATGAACGCTTGGTTGCCTGTTGGAGCATGGAATTTATGCCCTGAAGGACGACCAACCAACCCAGAAGTGTTTGCCATTGAGCGTACCTCTGGCTGGGAGCATGTGTCTATCGTTACCGCCCAACTTATGGAAGATGGCAGGGTAGCCACAGAATTAGTAGCCTCATTTAATAATACAAACATAGATGAGATTATTAAAGCCTGTATGACATTGGGTAAATATGGCAAACCATTTATTATGGATGTAAATGTATTAGATGACCTTGCTTCAGGCTTAAAGCAAAAAGGTTTGAGGGTAAAAACAACATCAAATAAGGATTTAATCCAAGCCTCAAACAACACATACCGTACAATTATGCGTAAGGAACTAATTCATCCAAGAGATGAGATAGTTTCACTGCAAATACAAAGAGCAGTACGCAAAAATAGCGGGGAATCGTGGAGAATTGCTCGTAAAGATAGCGGAATGGATATTGATGCAGCAGTTGCAACAGTATTGGCTACTTGGTTTGTAGCAACACAACAAAAACCACAGCAAATGGTATTTTAGAAGGAGAACACATGGGGTTTAGAGATAGATTTGTAGAAAGATTAGGTTACTCAGTAGAAGTAACTGAACCATTTGTTCCAACCACGCAAAATCGTGCCATGACTGCACCTGCAAGAGAATCAATTGTTGTAAATGAATCAACAGCACTTGCACTTGTTCCAGTCAGCAGAGCAGTTTCCGTTTTGGAAACAGCAATCATGAATATCCCTGTAGAAGTTTACAGAGGTAATGAACAGATTGCCACACCTGCTTGGCTTGAGTATCCAGATATTGAGAATAATGTTTCTCAATCTGAATGGCTTGGAACAACACTTTATAACATGGCGGTATTTGGAAATGCCTATTGGTTAGTACGGCGTGGTAACAGAGGCATTGTAAATATTACAAATATTCATCCAACAGATATTTCTGTATTGACGGATGAAAGAGGAATCGTTTATTACACAGTTGGAGGAAATACTTACTCAACAAGAGATATTGTTCATCTCAAATTGTGGAAATCACCTTCAACATCTAAATTAATTGGCGAAGGTCCAATTCAAAGACATAAATCAGTATTGCGTTCAGCATTAGACTTACACAACTATGCTGATAACTGGTTTAGAACTGCTGCAGTACCAACTGGAGCATTAACAACTACAGAATTTCTCTCTGAGGATGTAGCAAAGTCCAATAAAGAGGCTTTCATTGCATCTCAGCAAGAGAGAAGTGTTGCTGTCCTATCTTCAGGATTAAAATATGAATCTATCTCATTAAATCCTGAGCAGGCACAGTTCTTAGAAAATCAAAAGTTCATCAATCGTCAAATCGCTTTGATGTTTGGTGTACCGCCAATGTATTTGTCTATGGCCATTGAAGGTCAGGGTATGACATATATTAATGGTAACGAAGATAGAGCAAGATTGTATGATGATGGATTACAACAATATATTGTAAGAATTCAGCAAGCAATCACAGACTTGCTTCCAAGAGGACAAAAGGCTGAGTTTAATTTAACTGAGTTCCTTCGTCCAAACCAGAATGCAAGATATAACGCCTATGCAACAGGTCTTTCAAGTGGCTTCCTAACAGTTGACGAAGTTCGTGAAATGGAAGGCATGACACCGCTTGACGAGCAACCCGCTCCAACAGCCGAAGAACCTATAGCATAGAATGGAGTAATGGAAATGGATAATTTAATCACACGCTCGTTTGAAATACGAGCAACAGATACTGAGAAGCGTGAAGTTTCTGGTATGGCTGTTCCATTCAACGAAACAATTGATATTGGTGGAGGTTGGTCTGAGCGTTTTGAAAAAGGCGCAGTTGACCTAAACGCTGATGTTAAATTGTTCCGTGATCATAACGAAATCATTGGCAAAGTAACAGAAATGGCAGAATCTGATGAAGGCCTGCTTATCAAGGCTAAGATTTCAAGCACAACTCTTGGCGATGAAACACTTGAACTTGTAAAGGATGGAGCAATCCGTTCTTTCTCTGTTGGTTTCATTCCAGTAGTTGATGAGAAAAAAGAAAAAACAATTGTTCGTAAGAAGGTTGACCTTAAAGAAGTTTCTTTAGTGGCATTTCCTGCTTACGAAAGTGCTGCGGTACTCGCAGTTAGAGAAGAAGTCAAGGAGGAAATAATGACTGAAAACACAGATTACTCTGCAGAAATTGCAGAAGTTCGTAATCACGCAGAAGAGTTAGAGCGTAGACTTGATGTACTCGCTACTGCCCCAGCAGCAACAACTTCTGATATTAAGTTCCGTTCATTCGGAGAATGGGTAAAGGGAGTTGCATCAAACAATGACGATGCTCTTGCTTTACACCGTACATTTACAGGTGCAGATTCAGGCGATTCAATAATGAAGAACGCATGGGTATCTGACACTGTTCGTATTCTAAATGCTGGTCGTCCAACATATAATGTTTTCTCATCCGCAGCATTGCCTGCTGATGGTATGAATGTTGAATACCCAGTTCTAAACACAAACACACTTGCAGTTGCTGAACAGGCTGCTGAAGGTGACACTCTTGCTTACGGTAAGATTACTCTTACATCAGCAACCGCTCCAATCAAGACATACGGTGGTTACACAGATATGTCTCGTCAGGTTGTAGAGCGTTCAAGCATTGCATATGTTGACACTGCATTCCGTGCAATGGTCGCTAAGTATGCTGCACAGACAAACGCTGCTGTTCGTGCAAAGTTAATTGCAGAAGCAGCAAACTTCAACACATCAGCACTTGGTGCTTGGACTGCAACTGAGATTATTGATTCTCTTGCAGAAGCAGCAACCAAGGTTAACGGAGACACAGGACTTCCATTGGAATTCATCCTCGTATCTTCTGATGTATTCCGTTTGATTGCAAAGACAGTTGACACAATGGATCGTCCAATCTTGTCAAATGTTGGCGCTACAAGCAACACATACGGTTCAATCAACCCAGTAGGTCTAACAGGAAACATCCTTGGTCTACCAGTTGTAGTTGACCCATCACTTGCAAATCTTTCATTCTACGCAGGTAACTCTGCAGCACTCACAACTTATGAGTCTGCTGGTGCACCATTCCGTTTGAATGACGAAGATATCACTGCACTTACAAATTCCTTCTCAGTATACGGATACCTTGGTATCGCTGCTGCTGATCCAAAGGCTCTTTGCGTAATTTCATAATAATAAAGGAGTAATGACATGGACTGGACAGACTTAAAAGCATATGTAGGAGCATCATCTAACGATGACGCCTATGTTGAAGAATGCTGGGACACAGCAAAGGATTTAGTTGCATCTTATATTCAAAGTGCAAAAGTTCCTGTAGGTGTGTTGAAGCGTTCATATCTTGAAGTGGGTTCAGAACTATTCCAGCGTCGTAACGCACCAACAGGAGTGGCTCAGTATGCGACATATGATGGCGCACCACTGAATACCGCAAGGGACCCTCTTGTTGGTGTGTATCCTTTGCTTAACCGTTATATGGTGAGGTTTGCATGAACATTGGGGCAGTAAGAGATGAATTAGAGTCTGCCATTATTCTTGGCGGAATATCTAAAGTCTACAAATATGTACCAGAAAGACCTAATCCACTTTGTGCGATTATGGAACCTGATACAGAATTCATTACAGTATATGAAAATCAATATGATGCAGATTATGCAACAAATTGGAAAGTATTAGTACTTGTTCCATATGCAACTAATGAAACTGAAACAGAAAATCTTGATGACACATTAGATACTCTTATTCCAGCAATGTGGGAATACACAACAGCAAACCGAATGACCGTAGACAAACCATTTATTCAAGATGTAAATGGCGCAAGATTTCTTGCAACGAACATAAGAATTTCAATAGATATTGAAGGAGGAAATTAAAATGGCTCGTATTAAAGGTAAGTCTATAGTATTTGAAGTCAATGGTACAGAATATGCAGGTGGAGTAAGCAATGTTGTTTTCTCATCTGCTGTTAATACCCTTGGATTCGGAGACTACGAAGACTCTCTTGATTTCACCTGTGCTGTCACTGGATTCCAGGACACCGCAGCAGCATCATTCCACTCATTCTTGTTTGACAATCCAGGAGTGACAGTAAATATCTCTTACGCACCACACGGAAATGCAACACCATCTGCAGCACAACCATGGTTCACAGCCTCAGGTTATGCAGAAGTTGTTCCAAACATCGGTGGCGCAGCAGGAGAATATTTCACATTTGATGTGAACTTTATTCTTGATGGTAAGCCAGCAAGAGTAGAATCGTTCTAATTAGGTAGCCATGGCAGAGGTTATATCGTTTTCAGTAGAAGGAGAGGCCCAAGTAAAGGCGGCTCTGGATAAAGTTGAAAAAGATTTAATTGACAGATCAGAACTTAACAAAGATTTAAGTGACGAACTATCAAGAAAAGCCTCTGCTATGGCTCCTCGCCTTACTGGTGCACTTGCATCATCAGTAAAGGGCAATGCCAGTAATGACAAAGCCCAAATCTTGGCGGGAAGTAATGTAGTACCTTATGCAGGAGTACAAGAATATGGATGGCCTGCTAAAAATATACAGGCACAACCATATTTAAGACCAGCAGTGTTTGACAATATGGATTACATTGTTGAAAAATATAACAAATATATAGAATCAATCGTTAGAAAGTATGATTTAGACTAATTGGAGGCAGTAATGAATAACGATTTAATGTCCATGCTTAAGTGGAAAGAATTAGCAGAAGTAGAAGCCTATTTGGATATGCCAATGGATGAATGGCAAAATTCTCCTTCTAAAGCAAAGTTAGCATTTGCTATGCAATATATTATGGCAAAGCGGAATAACCCATCCCTTACAATAGAGGATGCAGAAGCAATGACAATCAACGAGTTGTCTGAAGCATCAGGGGTCAACATGCAGGTCCCAAAAGACGAGGCTTCAGCCTAAGCGTTATGGCTAAGTTCTGTATATCTACTGGATATACGCCAGAACAATTCTGGGAACTTACCTTTGAGGAATACGATGCTTTGGTTGAAGAACTCAACAGGAGGAAGTAGTGGCACAACAGATAGTAATTGATATTGTTGCAGAAACCAAGAAACTTACTCAAGGTCTTGATGATACTAATAAGCAACTTGGTGGTCTTGATAAAAATATAAAGGCTGCTGCAAAATCTGCTGTTGCTCTTGCTTCCGCATTTGTTCTCAAGCAAGGCATCTCATTTCTCAAAGACGGTATAGAAGAGGCTAAAGACGCTGCTGCAGCCATGAGGGCAGCCAACGCTACTTTTGGTGAAGGGTCAGAAGCCCTAAAAAAGATTACAGCAGATGCTGAGAAGTTTGGTAAGGAAATCTCAGTTGATAATGATGAATTAATTAAACTTGCAACACAATTAGGTTCAAGATTACCTAAAGAAATACAAGCCTCATCTGTAGAGTTAGTCAAAATCTTCAAAGATGTAGAGGCATTTACTGGTGGTGCCGTAGCAGCAGAAGCAGCAGGTGGCAAACTTGCTAAGGCATTTGCTGACGGTGAATTAAGTGCAAAAGAATTACAAAAGATATTTCCAGGATTAAATGCATCAATTTATGACCAAGCAGAAGCATTATCTAAAGCGGGTAAGAATCAAGAAGCAGTTAATCTATTACTTACAGAGGGTTCAAAGAAATATGGAGATGCTGCTGCTAAAAATGTTGATGCTACACAAAAATTCAATGTTGCATTAGATAATTTTAAAGAAACACTTGGCACAAAGGTTTTGCCAATATTAGAAAAAGGTATTGACTTTCTTACAAGAATGCTTGATGCATTTGATAAATTACCAGAACCAGTACAAAACTTCTCATTAGGTTTATTAGCATTGGTAGCAATTGGTGGACCATTGCTTTCATTTATTGCAAATATTCAAAGTGCTTTAGTTACCCTTGGATTAATGCCAGCAGCCACAGGCGCAGCAGCAACAGGTGTAAATCTATTTAGCCTTGCATTAAGAGCCATTCCAATTGTTGCAATTATTGCTACGATTGCCCTACTCATTGCTAACTGGGATGATGTATCTGCTGCAGCCAAGAAACTATGGGAAGCAATTAATAAGTGGTGGGATAAGATTTATGAAGATATTAAAGATTTTGCTGGTAAAGCAATTGATTGGTTAAAAGAGAATTGGCCAAAGATCCTGGCGGTATTGACAGGTCCATTTGGATTATTTGCTTTATGGGTATTAGACCATAAAGATGACCTTATTGCAAAGTTTAAAGATTTATGGGAAGGCGTTAAGACTGCTGTAAATGAAAAAGTACAATCAATAATTGGAATGGTTGTAAATTGGTGGAATGCATTAAAGGATTGGTTTGTTGAATTATTTTCAGATAAGGCTGAAAGTTTATTTGGTGTTGTAAAAACTGGATGGAATAACATAAAACAATTTTTGGAAGACATTGCCACAATTATCTTTACAACATTAACAACAAAATGGCTTGAAATATTTTTAAAGGTAGTTTATTATGTTAATGCTATTAAAGATGGAGTTATTGAAAAGTTTAATGAACTTAAAGATAAGGCTGTTGAAAAGTTTAATGAATTAAAGACTGCTGCATCTAAAGTTTGGGATAGTATTTCTGGATACATTAAAGGCGTAGCCACAAATATTAAGAATAAACTTGATAGCGTTTATCAAGATATGGTTGAGGTTGGTAAGGATATTGCCAACGGTATTATTGATGGATTATTTAGAATATCTGGTGTATTCAGAACCAAACTTGCACAATGGGTAAAAGATAACATTCCTGATTGGATTAAGAAAGTCTTGCAAATTTCTTCTCCATCAAAGGTTATGGTTGGTATTGGTACAAACATTGCACAGGGCTTGACACAAGGTTTGACAGGTTCAAATACCGTCCCAATTTCAAGCAGACCAATTCTTACACCAGCACCTGCTGCATCTAAGGCTCCAGTTAATATTACAATCAATGCTGGTGCAGGAACAGATGCTTATGCACTTGGCAGAACCGTAACAAATGCTGTAAGCAAATATTCTCGTGTATCGTCTAAGACAGGAAGATATACAGCACTATGAGAGCAGTAGACCTAATTACTCTACAGATATATACAAATAATCAATGGGTTGATTACACTGATGGTTTAATTAATCTTGAAATTATTCGTGGTGTTGAAGAATATACAGGTCCATTATCACAACCTGATGTTGGTCAATTAACATTAAAGAGCAGAAATGCTAATCTTGACCCATACAACAATAACAACATTAAATACAATGCCAAGATAAGAGTAGATGCTGGTGGTCAAAGAATATTTACTGGACGCATTGAAGGTATTCAAGTTGAATACGGACCAAGAACAGAGCCAACAATTGTAACAATTAATGCCTTTGATTTAATTGGCACAATGTATAAGCACATTCTTTCTGAAGACTTTATTAATAATTATGAATCTTGGTCAACAGTAACATTACTAAATCAATTATCCTCAACTGGCGAGGTAGCAGAATGGCAGAATTATGTCATTAATACAGATGGAACTGCTTATGCAGAAGGTCCAATTGAATCAGGCACAACAGTATTTGATGCATTAAATGTTAGGTCAAAAACAGATTTAGGTTTTTATTTTGCTAATGCCAGAAATGAAATTGAATATTACAGAAGAGATAGTGATGATGCACAACATCCATTTAATTCCAGGGCAGCAGAAGTAAACTTTGATTATGATGGTAATGGAGAATCTTATAGGTCAATATCCCTGAATGATGGATTTGAGAAGATAGCAAATGAAATTGTTATTACTGGCGTTGGTCCATTAGATACAACCAAGGTAGTTGTAACAGCAGATGACTCTGTTGATTTATGGGGTAAGTCATCAGCAGAAGTAACTTTGGCTACAGATGATAATACAAACCTTCAGATTATTGGCAATAAAGTTTTAACAGAAATGGCTGAACCAATTCGTGAGATTTACGAAATAACTTGGGATGCCACACTTGATCATGAGGCTGCAAAGAATATTGACATTATGGATAACATTCATATTAATCATGTTATTAATCAAAACACCAGCATAGATAGAAAGTATGGCGTAATTGGAATTAAGCACAACATTAATTATGATGAATGGTTAGTTACTTATGTAGTTAGAAACTACGATTATCAGGCTACATCAATTCCTAACCCTGTTATTTATATTAACCCGCCATCTGGTGGTGCTGAAGTTGATTTTAATTTTAGTTATACTCATCCAAATCCAGAATTAATTACTGGTCAATCATGGAATTTTGATGATGGTTTTACCTCAAATGCTGCTTCAGCAACCATAAATTATTTAACAAATGGAACAAAAACAATTACTTTAACTATTAATACTATTTATGGTTATAGCAAAACAACATCTATTGAATTAGAAGTTGGAATTGCTCCACCAATAGCAAGTTTTAACTATATAGTTGATGCAAACAATGTTTATACATTTGCATTTACTGGCACTGGTCTTGGTACAGTTTTTTGGGATTTTGGCGACGGTACATCATCAACAGAAACAAATCCATCTAAGTTTTATTTAACTTCTGGCACAAGAACAGTAACAGTAACTGCTACAAACTCATTTGGTTTTGATACATATAGTCAGACTATTTCAACACTTGCTACTACAAAAATACCTGTTAGATATGTAAGACTTAGATGGATGGAGGGTCTTGCTGAAAACTGGTACACATACAATGATTCTAATCCACAGTGGTCAACAAGTTGGGGACTTGAACCATTAAGATATTACAACCTTAAATTTTATGATACAGGTAATGCAGAATTAGGAACTGGATATACATTAGTAGATTACAAAGATATTAATGGATTCTTTACAACAACACCAAATGTTCTTGATGAATATAATAGAACTCAAAGAACTCCTGTATCTGAAATTGAAGAAAAATTAAAAGGTACAAATGGAATATATCCAGTTGAATGGGATACTGGTACTTATGATGGATTAAATGTAGCAGATTATGATAAGAAAGCAAAAATACATACAACATTTGATTTAGGAACATTTTATTTTTCATTTAAAGAACCAAAAATAACTTTTGCAACTATAAGTAATATTTCTGGATTTGGTCAAAATACAAGAATTCATGTTGATGTAAGTTGGAATAATCAGGATTGGAGATATATTGGTTATATGTCATCACCTGGTTATGCGTCTGGAACAACAAAAACAACTACCTTTACTCCAGTTGCTACTGCACCATTTACATTTACCAATACATCAGCACCATCAGTTGAATATAACTACACACCAATTAGATATATTAAACTTTTATTTAATGCCCCAGCACCAAGCACTGCAACTTTCTTTATGCTAAGAGATTTTGTTCCATTTGGCGGAAGAGGACTTGGCGACCAGCCTGGAGAAACATATACTAATATTTTAGATAATTATTGGGGTCAAGGTGGAATTAATATTTCAACACGAAACGGTGCTGACTATACATTAGATTCTACAAATTCAAGCGGAGTAACATTAATTACAAAAACCTATACAACAAGTATTAATGGCACAATTACTCAATCAAACATTAATCCAGGAACAAGTGGAATTACTGCATGGAATAATCGTGATTTACCATCAGGAACTACAGGTAATGTTACTAATGGCTTAACTTGGCAAGAAACAACTGGAGAAAAAACATTTACTATTGATTTTGGTCAACCTATGTATAAACTTTCAGGCTTTCGTCTTGATACATCAAGATATTTTGCTAATGGATTTAATGAAGGTAATCCAATGAATGGTGGGTATACAGTAACTATATCTCACAGTATTGATAATGTTAACTATACAACAATTGGAACATTTACATTAGACTATACACAACCAAATGGCAAAGTTATTAATGGAGTAACATATATAAG